GATCTATATTCTCGACTAAATAAGTTGGAAGATCGTTTGAGTTAAATTGCCTTGCTATATCCTATCAAGTAAACGATCGTTTCCTAACCCTGTAGAGGGAGAGGACTACATAAAACCTTTCTACGATGAGGAAAACTCAGAGAGTTATACTATAGAGTATCTCGATGAGGGACCTGGGACTATGCCTTTAGGTAAGGACATAGTGCATTACATTGGTGAGGAGCAGAAAACATGTATTGCCAACTGTAATGATGGTAGACAACCTGTTTATCGCTTCTATAGAGGTAGTAAAGACGATCACAAATACGCAAAGACCCCAGAGTTAACGAAAGAGCATGCTATTGGGGACGATGAGCATTGGCAAAAAGTATTAAGAGGATATAATCCAGAGCCTAGACAGGGGCAGATACCTGTTTTCTACCTGATGAATACTCAGGTTGCTAATTCGGTGCCTGTTTATATTCATTATAGAGGGCAGAGAGACGATGATACGCAGTTAACCCTCTCACAGACACCACCAGCTAGTAATAATGGTAAACCATACTACCTTGTAGGGATACTAGGATATATTTTTACGAGTGAAAGTGCTGCAAATGCCTATGCAGGGACAGGAGAGACCGCTGTGCCACTGTATGAATACTTCTATGACCCAGAAGATCACTTCTATACTATTAATCCTGCACAAGAAGTCAACCTAAGTGGTGGTCCTATTGCTCCTGCAGAGGCAAGAGCAGGTCAATATGTCTATCAGGGCATCTTTGGGTATGTTTTCCAAACAGAAAACCCAGATGCAGCAGATAATAAGTATGAAGATATCGGTAAGATAGGTCCTACTGGTCAATGTGTAGACAAATCAGGTTGGTATACATGGGGAAACAGTGGATCTGGGTTTACATATAACGATTATAGAGGAAATAGGTTTGGGACTAACGCATTTGGTCAACCTATAGGCACACCAGGCGTCAGAGGATTCGGTGAAGGTGGTAATGCAGGCATTATAGGTGGTGTCCAAGCAAATGGAAACGCTAATTTCGAGTGGTTGTATGGATTAAACGGTGCAGTTAAAGGATCTGTGCCAAGATTCCTAGGATTTCAGACTGCATACGACTCACAATACATGTATTATCTGTATGATACGTCGTATCCGTGGAATGGACCTGTATTTGGAATACAATATCAACTCTCAGATGCGAAATGTTGCCCAAATGCAACTGTAAATGATGAAGATGTGTGTATTATGACGACACAATGGTATTCTCACTTCTATCAAGTGCGTCAAGACTCATGGAAAACCACAAAAACTCGTATTGATGTCACAGGACCTGCGGGAAGTGGCGTTGATGAGTCATTTAGGACTGCAGATACTTACACTCATAGGATATTTTTTAAGTATTTGACTACTACTGGCACATTTAAGAAGGGAGAAAGTATAAACGGATGGAATATTGCAGGCATTTTCTACTTTGGTGGTAAGATGAATGCGGGTTATATGGAATTAACAGGTGATGGCACCACTAAAGGTAACAAATTTACCTATCAGCAGCAGTTTAGTAGTAGACCATACCCTGTAGACGAGGATGATACCCCTTCACCTTCCGCAACTATTCAAGTTTTAGCAGGTTATGGCATAGAAGACAAGGCAGCATTCTTCGGAGTGTATGAATTTGAGAAGAATATATCATACTATAAGGTAAAGTTAGATCCAAAAGCACTTATACCAACACGGACACTTGATTTAGCAGAGGCAGAAGCGGTTGTAGACACTGAAGGAAAGATAGTTGAGATCAAAGTTATCAATGGAGGGGTGGGATATCGCAATCCTATCGTCACTATTGCAGAGCCTGGTCAGTTAGAAGAGTTTAGTAGCATGGATACAGCACGTCAGATGCGTGGTGCCTTCCTCAGAGACTATGATGCACCAGTAAAGAAGTTTCCAAAGTATAATGATACAGGTGAAATAGGTGAGCAGAAGATATCTTTGGATAAATTTGAGCGTAGACAACTCCAAGTATTGCAAAATAGGAAGGAAAGAGAGTTTGATACAGTGCAACAATTCCGTAATGCGGAGATTAGGGTAGGTAGTATTACAAAATCAGGTATCATCAAGCGTATTGATGTGCTAGAAGGTGGATCAGGTTACGATCCGCACTTCCCACCACAGGTTTATATCGCAGAATCGGGTCTTGCCATCGATGTTGAGACTAAATTTGACGAGCCTACACTAGATTCGTCCCAAACTGACATTATAGAGATGTTTGATTTTGAGTCTGAGGGCAATCCACTCGCTGCAAATCAGGTTACAGACGAAATGGCGACTATAAACAAGGGTTACACTAGCAATATTCCTATAACATACATGGAATACGCAGAAGTTGACCCAGAAGGTAAGACAGTTTTGTGTCAAAACCTTCCTGCGGACTGTATACAGATAGAAATGGGTCTTCCTTTGATAGATGCGATGCCTCCTGTAGAGACTTTTGAGAATTTAAGTGCCCAAGAGCCTCCACAAATGATGTTAGGACCCAATGAGCAGTCATCTCCCGCTGCTGAGAAGTTTGCAAGCGGTGTATATTCCGATATTTTGGGTGGATTGCAGCAATCTGGTGCAGATAGCGAGTCATTTAGTGGTCTCTACGGAAGTTTTGACGGAAATAGGTGCATGATTGTTGATCAACCAGTGATTCACAACATCAAAAAGTGGTTTCAGATGCCTTGTGCGTATATGGAAGCAGAAGAAGAGCCTCGAGAAAACTTTTACGGCGAAAAACAAGACCAATTTAGGGCATCGCGGAAGGCATTTGGGTATTTGCCGTGGAAATACTGTGCACCTAATGACGAAAAAGCAGAATTTACGGTTTCTCTGTCATTTGACGGAAAAACTACAGGTCCTCAAGGTCAAGATTTTATGAAATTCTTAAATTCTTTACCAAAACCTAAAATTACACCTAAGAGAAACGTAACTGGCGGGTATAAAACATGGAATTGCACTAGAGGTAACGTGCCAGGTCGCTGTTACCGTGGTAGTAACAATAGTATAGAATACGTCCCAATCGGACTTGACGAAAATACATATGATTATAACCGTAGCAGTTATACTAGAGCACAACAGTTTGGATTATGGTTGGGAAACAACCTAGATGGCAATCCTACAGACGCTACAGTTAATTGGCAATCAACAGTACCAGATGGAGAAGGTGGCACAAACACAATCAACGGATCTCAAAGTTATACTAACTTTACAGTCAATAGCGGGTCTTGTCCAAGTGACCCTACCAATATTCCTCACGATTGTTGGGACAGGTATGTGCGTAAGGGCAGTAACACAAATGGACCTCTTGATGTCTACTGCGGATGGGATGACAGTGGAAACCCTCTTGCAGGACAAACCTATTATGAAATCACACCACCATCTGCTTTAAGTGGTCAATCGGGTGCAGGACAAGGTAATTGGCCAGGTACTGGATCTGGTCTATGTCAAAACTGCAATGCATTAAATCATGTTGCAGACTGCTCCATTGCCATTGACCCTAAGCGTATGGAGACAGAGCGTTACAGAATTAAGATGGGTGACTATAGTGGTAGGATGCAGATACTAAATTATTTGACAGGGGGCACCAATGCTTTGTCTAGAAGTATTAAAAATGTAGGCAATCCATTCTTCGACGAGTGCCAAGATAAATACCCATATCTAGATGGTAGACAACTAGAGGGTCAAGGATAATGGGATTTGGATTTCTAAAACCAGTCGCTGCTATCAATGGTCTACCTGACTCTGGACATGGGTTGTGTCTACCCCCTACTGTGCATAGCACAGAGTCTTGCGGAGCAATCCCAAGGACAAGGACTATTCGTATTAAAGAGTATACTTGTTGGTGGCCACCTCTGAGTCTGATACCAATGACACCACTAGCACCAAACCGTGCTACAGTATTAGTCAATGGTTATCCAATCATGCTTGCAGGTGACAAGTTTATAAAACATCCGTCAACCTGCACTAACATAGTAATCCATATGTGTCCATGTGGTAAATCACTATGTCCAAAACCTACACCCTACCCATGCTCAGTCTTAACGACAGAGGATGGAGGTGTAGGACACGATAGGACTCTATATCCTACAACCTTAACTGTGTTTGCACTCAAGCGATTGATTGCTAGACAGTTAGACCCACTAGGAGTCGGATTTCCTGGCTTCTCGTATCCTTGCTCATCAGTAGTAGCTTATGGCTCTATGAATGTTTGGGCAGGTTAATCACTTTATTAAATCATTATGGCAACTAGATCAACAGCCTTCGTATCGGGTGGAGTAGATACAAAACCTAAGAAGACAAGACAGGGTAAAAGTCAGAATACAAAACTTTCTGCTACCTCTAGAAACAAACCGCGTAAAAAGTATCGTGGACAAGGCTAAATAATAAAGTATAACTTATATTATGGCAAAATTCATATTCATGTAGAGTGTCATACAGAATTAGATCAGATAAAAACATAAGTCGTGGTTTTAGAGATTTTGCAATGTCTTTCAAAGCAAATCCTAACAGCCGCGACTTTGGTGCTGTCAAAAATGAGAATGCAATCAAACAGGCAGTGCTAAATTTGATCAAAACCGATATAGGTGAGAAACCTTTTCAGTATGATGTCGGATCTCGAGTGACAGGACTTTTATTTGAGCC